CCAAAGCAGCAGGAGATATGAATGCTGCAGCATTATTTGCAGCAAAGGTAAATCCAAGTGCTCTTGCAGCACAAGAAAGCGGAGCAATTGGCGCAGCATCTATTGCAGCACAATTAAAGGCAGCAGAACGTGCCTTGGTAGCATCCAATGCAGTAATGAAGCAAGCAAGCACATTAGCATCGTTTAAGGCTAAAGAAGCAGCAGAGTTAGCAGCATCTAATATTAAGGGCAGGGTTGGAAGATCATCAGGCGGAATCATTCCAAAATATATGTCATCTGGTGGAATGGCTCCTAAGTATTTTGCGGTAGGTGGAAAAGCAAGAGGAACTGATATTATTCCAGCAATGCTTACCCCTGGAGAGTTCGTAATGAGTAAATATGCTGTTGACTCATATGGCGTTGATAAAATGAAGGCTATTAATAGTGGATCATACGAAGGCGAGAAGGTGTATAATTATAATCTAAACGTCAATGTTAAATCTGATGCAAATCCAGAGGATATTGCAAGAGTTGTTATGACACAAATTAGACAAGTTGACTCACAGAGAATTAGGACACAGAGGGGCTAAATGGCTACAGCAGCGTATTTAACAGGTAGACGTAGGTATCAGCGCCCCCAAGCCCTGCTGTGGTCTGAGAACCCTGGCACACTCGTTGATGGGGTATACCTGCCAGATGGCTATGAAGTACAAGGTAACTTTGCAGGTTCCACAGATCCAGATCTAATTAATCAATTTCTTATTCTTTCAGACCATAATCGTGGGGAATTAAATTTTACACCAACAAGAATTGAACAGAGACAAAGAACCATTAATGGACGTATGCGTTCATACCATATAGCAGACAAACTAACAATGTCTGTTTCCTGGAATAATTTACCATCAAGGTCATACTTTCAAGATGCAGGGTTTTTGTCTACTGGTTTATCCCCTGACAAAAATACAACTGGAGAGTTTACTTCAGATGGTGGAGCAGGTGGAGTAGAACTGCTTGACTGGTATGAAAACCATACAGGACCTTTTTGGATGTTTTTAGCATATGACAAGTATTCAAACTTTGGTAAGGATGACGCAGACTATGGACATCTTGCACAATACAATCAAATAATGCAGGTTTATATAACAGACTTTAATTACTCTGTTGTAAAACGTGGTGGATCAAACCACGATCTTTGGAATATTTCGGTATCGCTGGAAGAGGTCTAAATGTTTGTTAGTGAGACATTAAAGACACATCTAGAAACATCTTCAACAGTACACTTACAGTCATTAGTTTTGGCTGAGTGGAATATGAATATGCCAGATAATATATTTAAACTTGGAAACTACAGATATAGACCAACTGGTTCAGATGTACAATACCGAACACTACCATTAACGTTTGATAGCCTAGATGAAGGAAACTACTATACAGGTGCAACAGATGCCGATGTTGTTGTAGATGGAGGGTTTGATAACTCTGGAGTACCACAACTTTTTACATCAACTAAAGAAAAAATGAAAATGATATATTCTTTAGAAGATTGTGTAAAACCATTTAGGCCAAGATCTGGAATTAATAAAGCATCTTATTTTGGTAATAGATATTTTGCAAACTCTGGAGTATCTCTTGCAGAAAGACCAAGATATTATATGGCATCACGATATGATGAATTTAGATATTGGTCATCATTTAGAACAGAAGATAATATTGAAAGAGGAATTGCTAAAAATGTTTCTAATGGTTTAAACTATATTGATGATGCTGTTCCTTTTGTAGTTTATAAAGAAAAAGTTCCAGCAAATAGACTTGTCGTAAAAATGCAAACAAATGTTGGAACAGTAAATTTAGGAAACTTTACTACACCCTCTGGCATTTTGCCTGATCCATTATATGGAGCAGCAAATAAAACAACTCCACTTAGATGGAAGATTCAGTATTTAAATGAAGACAATTGGGTTGATGCTTATTCCTTTAATGAAAACTCTATTCGTGACGATGGGTCTGCAATTATTCCAGAAGATGGATATATTGAGTTAGAATATGGACTAAATATTCCAGATGCCTATAAATCATCATATACATTTATTGAAAAGATAGCATCTACAACCTTGTTGCCAGAACAATCTTTAAATGGAGATGGGTATCTGGTTGTTGAAAACACAAATGATCGTGGAACTTTATATATTTGGAATGGAACAGATGAAGAGTATGACTCTTTTATTCCAGAATATGAGTGGATGCTTGGAACTGGAATTTTAAATCGTTCAACAAAACTTGTTACAGACTTAACTAATCCAGAACTATTTACTAATGATGCACAAAACCAAACTACATATAGAGAGTTTGCATATATTCGTGGCATAAGAGTTATAGCAGAAACAATGAATAAGTTTGATTCAACCTTTGATTTAATTGAAATGTCTCCTAGACTAGTTGTAAATATATCAGATAAGGTTGTTGATTTTAATATTAAAAAGATTTTGTCTGATATAGGAACTACATCTCTTCCAGTTGGACAATTACTCGCATCTACTGGAACATTATCCTTGTTTGATGATGATCAAGCCTTTAATGAAAACAATACATCTAGTATCGTTGCTGATTATATTAGAAAAAATATAAAGTTTCTTTTTTATGAATCAATCTTAGATGTTGCAGGAGATGAGTATTCCGTTCCAATTAAAACCTTATACTCAGAAGGATTTCCTCAAGCAGATGTTACTGCAGCAAAGTTGTCAATAGAGTTAAGAGATTTTTATTTCTTTTTAGAATCAATGCCTGCCCCTAGACTCCTTACAACACAGACATCACTAAGTTATGCAATATCAATGCTTCTTGACTATGTTGGATTTAGCAACTATACATTTAGACGTGTAGCAGATGAGTCAGACCCCATCATTCCATATTTCTTTGTTGCTCCAGATCAAAATGTTGCAGAAGTTTTAAATCAATTGGCGGTATCAACTCAAAGTGCAATGTTTTTTGATGAATATAACAACTTTGTTGTAATGAGTAAAGATTATTTAATGCCTACAACAGAGCAAAGAGAAACAGATTTTGTTTTATCTGGATCAAACAATCAAACTGACTCAGGAGTTATTGAAAATTCTAGTTCTGGAAATCTTCCTAATATTATTGCTATTGCATCACAAGACAAAAAGATATATAATGATGGTAAGATTAATTATACGACCAGATACATTCAAAGATCTTATGGGTCAATTCGTCAATCTACAATGATTGATAAAGAAAAAACTTGGATATATAAACCATCTCTTTTGTGGGAAGTTGCTGGAACAGAAAATACAAAAACAATAAACGAACTTGCTTCAAGGCAGGGTGGTTATGTATTAGGAGCAATGCCACTAAACTCAGACCTAGTTGGAACCGCACCAGTTGTAGTTGGTAATGTCATTACGGATAATATTATAGATCTTGGAGAAAATGTATATTGGCTAACAAGATATAATGGATACCTATACTCTAATGGAGAAGTTATTAGGTATGACGCTTCAGAGTTTGATATTACTGGAACTGGAAAAGTTTGGATTAGCAGTAATCAAGAGTATCAAAAGTATTTTGCATCAATACCTTTTAATGGAAAAATATATCCTACAGGCCTTGTAAGAATTTATGCAACTCCAAACTATGAGACAGTAGATGGAATAACAAGACTACAAAACGGTGCAGTTGTTGACCACGGTCGTGGACAATTTGGAACTCAGATAGTTTCACATTCTGCTGGAATAAATAACTATTGGACGAATAACGACAATGTTCGTGGATTAAATATGAAGTCTCAGTATCTATTTAGTACAAAGTTAGATGCTGATCTTGCTTCTACGCTTCCTGCAACTACTGTTGCAGCAGCAGGAGTAAATAATGTAGTTGCAAAACAATCAACAAGAAACAGTATTATAAAGAACTTTATGGCTACAAGTTATTTAAGCGAAACAGAAGTCAACAACTTGCCTTCAACTCAAACAGGAACAATTCAATCATCTGCATTAGTTTTTAATGGTCCATCATTTAAGACAACAGAAACGCCACTAAACTTTGTATCTTATGTTTATAAGAATTTAGATAATGCATATAAGCACTTTGGAACAAGACTAAGAATTATTGGTAAAATTGAAAATAATACAACTAGAACACAGTCTCCAAATGGAAGCGTTACATACTATCAATTATCTGGAAATCAACCAGACCAGAACATAAATATCGGTGGTGGTTCTGGAGGCCTAGCATTTTTGTTAAATCCAGAAACAAACAATGGATATTACTTTGAAATTGTTGCACTTACTGAAGATAACATAAACTCATATCTTAAGGTTGATGAAAATAATAATGCACAATTTTCAGTAAACAATGTTGTATTCTATAAAATTAAAAAAGACTCTTCCAACTCAGATGCAATACCAGTAAAACTTTGGGGCGGACTATCAAAGATTATTGTTGATGATGGAAAGTTTACTGGGCAGCAAAGACTTGCTGGAGAAGAAAATTCAACGGTATATGATTTATCAGTAGAATATATTGACATAGGTAATACTAGAAGATTCTATCTATATATAAACAACCAACTAATAAAGGTTGTAGACGACACAGATCCACTTCCAACATACAACAATATGGCACTGTTTGTCCGTGGTTCTTCAAAATGTATGTTTGAAAACATTTATGCTCTATCTAAAAACTACAGCCAAAATACAGTATTTACTGTAAATGAAACTTTAAGTCAGGTCTTTGGAGACAAAGATGTTGATGTTACAGAATCATTTAGAAAGTATGCAATGAGCGGGGTTGTTCAGTCAACATATCTATCTGGAATTAGTGCACAGCAACCACCAAAGTATGACATGTATTTTGAAGAGTTTGGTTCTATTATGCGTGAGTGTGCATATTTTGACATTAAGTATGATCGTGCATACCCAGCACTTTATGCAAAACTTTCACCAACCTTTAATAATATAAAAGGATACACAACCTCTGGATTTTATGCAGACTCATATGGTGCAGAATTTTTAATCTTTAACTCAACAGACAAAGCCTTAAACCTAGATGAAACAACTGGAAACTTTTTAAGAATTCAAGGAATTACATTTACACAAGATACAACGCATGAACTAACCGTAGATGAATTCTTTAAGAAGCGTGGCAATCTATCTGACCCAGAACTAGTTGGAAGCACACTAACATACTCTCCATTGGTTGAAAAATCAAGATATGATGAAATAAAGTTAAGTAGACTAACATATGGAAAAAATGAGTTTAGTATTGATAGTCCTTATATTCAAACACAAGATGATGCAGATGCAATGATGAACTGGATTATAAATAAGTTAATGGTACCTAAAAAATCTGTTGGAATGAATATATTTAGCATTCCAACTTTACAACTTGGAGACATTGTAACCATAAACTACAAAGATTCTTCTGGCTTAGATTTAGTTTCTAAAGATTCTTCTAGATTTGTAGTTTATAATATAGAGTATCAAAGATCAGAAAGTGGACCAAACATGACAATCTATTTGAGTGAGGTTTAAAATGACAGTATCTCCAGTTCCACAAACTCCGTCAAACGCAGCAGTAGTAACGGCATACTCTACACCCCCAACAAAGACTGCGCCAATAGACACTGTTCTTTTTGATGATCAGTCTATGTCTGTAGAAATTATGACAGATTTAATATTTGAAGATATTGGTGGCCATGAATTGCTAAGTGTTTCTAGAAACGACATTATAAATGGGCAAAGAGTGTCTTATTCACCAATTAAAAATCTTGGATTGGTACAGCAAAGATATAACCCAAATAATATTTTAAGGCTACAGTCTACCTCAGATACATATTTTGCTAACTTTGCAATTAAGTTTGAAGAAAAGGTTCCTCTTGAAGGAAACGGGGTTAATGGTGAAAATGTTTATATTGAAGAGGCAACTGGAGATTTAATTATTGAGACTGTTAATATGAATAATGATGAACAGATAGAGGTTCAAATCGCCATAAATGGTACAATATATGAAGCGAACTTTGGAGAGACTGTATCATGATTACAAATAAAGGCAAGAGTATAATCGGAAAATATATGCTAGGGCAGGCTCCTGCCTATGCTTCATATCTTGCAGTTGGCTGCGGTCCACAGCCATTACAGACAGAAGATGTTGCCGATGACTTTGCAACAAAAACAAACCTAGATTTTGAGATGTTTAGAGTACCAATTTCCTCTAGAGGTTTTATAAATGAAAACGGTATTGACAAGATAGTCCTAACAGCAGAACTACCAACAGAAGAAAGATATGAAATAACAGAGGTAGGTCTATACTCTGCAGGATCAAACCCCTCTGCTGGCGCTAACGACAGTAAAACTGTATTTTCTTTTGCACAGGGAGAAACTTGGATTCATCATACGGCCAGTGCAGCAACAGCAATACCAACAATATCTTCACCCCTAGATGATCCAGAAGATGATAATGTTATTGCAACAGATGGTGTGTTTCAAACAAATGCAGATAACTCTATTTTTTATAAAACAAATCGTCTTGAAAGATATGAACGTGCAAGATTTTTAAATAACACTATATTGATTCAGGGGGACGATTCAGATTTAAGTTTAGACGGAGGTGGTTCTGGTGGAGTTGACCATATAGTTGTTGAGCCTGGATCAAACCATATACACTTAACTGCACCAAATGTTGATTTTTCTAAAAACTCTCCAACAGATGAGTTAAGACTTGCATTTTCTTTAGTTAATAAAGATGGAGACTCAGTAGCAGTTCCAGACACGATTAGATTATTAGTTGATTTTGCAGGCACGGACGTTGCAGAGCCAGATGTCTATGCAAGGTTTGAAGTTGACATTGAGAATGGTTTTGATGGATACGATTTTGAAACAAACAGATACTTTGTAGTAAAGAAGCAATTACAAGAACTTTATACAACTCAAAACTTTACTTGGGAAGCCGTCACTGTTGTTAAGATTTATGCCTGTGTTATTGATACTGGAATTAGTGGTGGACCTCTTCCATCTTCTGATTACTATATTGCATTAGACGCTATGAGACTTGAAAACATTGCAACAACAAATCCACTGTATGGTTTGACTGGTTACTCAGTTATTAAAAATGATACTTCTGCAACTATTATTAAATCACCAAATACAAGCAATTATATTGAATTTAGATTTTCTATTGGTGTAACCTAATGGCTGATGCAAATATTAAAAAAACAAGAATTTTAAAATCATCATTGCCACCAGTTGATTTTGATACTTTAAAATATAATACAAGATATAGGGTTATTTCTGAAGATAAAAACAGAACATCACACTGGTCTCCAATATATAACTCCAATGGTACTAGTGTAGTTGGAACAACTGGCGCACTTTCAATAAGTGAGGAAATAATTACAGCAGTATGGGGAGATGAAAACCTTCATCCAGAATATGATGTATTTGTTAGTTTTGATGGAAACTCATTTTTTTGGCACGGTACATCGGCAGTTCATTCATATTCTTTTTTAAATGAAGGAACAACAACTGTACGTGTAAAAATACAACTAGCGTCATCTAAAAAGCAAATAAAGGCAGGATTAGGAATCTTTGATTCTGGATCACAACCTTTGATATAATCTAATAGGAGGAATAAAATGGCAAAAGTACCACTACCAGAAAGAGGGCAACCTCTTGATGTTACATATATTTATCAGTTAGCAGAGGCAGTAAATGACCTTTCTACTTCTATTTCTGATGCAACGTATAACTATACAGATGTTGACGTAGTTGGAGCAGAAAAAAAGAGTCTAAAAACTTCAGACACAAAGTTTGTTGGTAAGTATAAGTCTATTGCAAACAATGAAACAGTAACTGCTGGCCAAGAAAAAACATACTCTGTAACATTTTCTAACTTTAAATTTCCTCCAATTGCAACTGCATCAATTGTAAACATAAGCGGAACAACTGCTGGATCAAATACAAGCGTTGTAATAACTTCTATTACAACTTCAGAGGTTCAGTTTATTGTAAAGTTTGGAACTTCTGGAACAGCATCAGTTGGCGTTAATGTTATTGCAATTGGTGTACCAAACTAATATGACATGTAAAAGATGCGAAGGAAAAATGTTTGTTGATAGAATACATTCAAACATAGATCACCTAGAAACATATTGTGTAAAGTGTGGAAACAGAAAATTTTATCATCCACCTAGCGAATCTGTGGAGGGAAAATGGTTACTGCAAAAGGAAAAATTCAGAGCGAAACATATAATAGCGAACCTGTAATTTCTGGCGGTAAAAAGATATGGTTCCTTAATGGAGACTTAGTAAGACTTCATCACAGTTCTAGATCAACAGGTATGGTAACTGTTTATAATATTAACAAAGATAGATTAGAGACTTGTCTCCGTTCTGATTTTAGAAGAAATAGAAAAAGAGCATATACAGTTGCAGAGACTGCTAAGTTAGTTAATCGTCACAGAAAATATATGCCAAGATTAATAAAACGAGGAGTGATTCCTCCACCAGTTGGATCTAGCATTGATGGTAAAACAGGTTTTCAAATAAGAGCATACTACTCAGAAGATCACGTTAGAGAGATTTGTGCTATACTTTCAACTATACATATTGGACAGCCAAGAAAAGATAAATTAATAACAAACAACATGACTCCTACAAGCCAAGAGTTGACAAGGCGAATGGGAGACGGTATACTTACATATACGAAGACAGAAGATGGACGATTTATTCCAGTGTGGAGTGAGTCTATTTAATTATTGAATGGGTGGATAATGGAAAACGATAATACAAAGGTATCTGTAACACTTGGATATACACTTAATCTAGGAAATTTTCAGTCACTACGCCTTGATTTAGGTATTGTAGATTCAAAGCGTGATGGCGAAAATGTAGATGAGGCTTTTAATCGTGTCTATAAGTTTGTAGAAGATAAACTTACAGAGAAGATTCAAGAAGCAAAATCTGAAATCTCAGAGTAATGGCTGAGCGCAAAGACCGAATGGCTTTGCTCAGTAGGTTTAACAAGTTTTACTTGCAACGGTATGAGCAGAAGTCTAACATGAATCTAAACGTTGAGCAGTGGGCTGCTGATGCCCTTGTAGAGTCATATGGGATTGCTCAGTGCTATGATATTCTTGAATACTACTTCAGTATTGCACAGGAACCATCATGGAATTATTTTGCATATAATGCAGAAAAGATTATT